ATCTTCTCTACTTCGTTGTAGATCAAATCAGATTCAACGTGTTCCGGGTTGATCTCCATGAAGCGGGTAGCCAGCTCTAAAAGCCGTTCCGCTTTCGGGTGCGCCTTGTTAACGCACAGCGTTTCACGATTCATAACCGCGAAAGTCCAATCTCCGAGCGGGACGTTATACAGGCGCTCAATAGCAAACTTCGCCGCCGCGTCAAGCTCTGCGGTGTCCATGAGCCGGATTGTCATCCGCTCCGCCGTGCAGTAGTTAAAACCCTTTTCGTGGATAATCATTTTTTACTCTTCCTTTCCGCCCGTGGGTTGGGCTATACCTTCGTTTTCGGTCTCGGTAATGTCTGTGCATTCCCCGACCGCAAAAGCGCCGTGTGGCGCGTTGTGTGGCGTTAAACAAAGCGTAGACGTGCCGGTGATCTCTCCGAACGTCAATAGACGCTGCTGTATGGCGGTGTATATCTCCTTGTACGGCTTCCCCGCCGCTATCCCGGCGCGTATCTCTTCCGCTATCACGCGCTCAATGAGCATTAACGCCGTCAGCTCTTCGACGTGGGCGCGGTCTCTGTCCGTGATTCCCGCCGCCTTGTTCGCTATCCGGGAGATCGACGTATAATACCGTACCGCGTGCTTTGAGCCTTGCCCCGTGGCGTACTCTACAAGCTCGCGTATCGCGTCCGTCTCCTGCTTGCGTACCGCCTTTGTAAGCGCTCGCGTATCCTGCCATATCGGGCTGTTGCGCTCCATGATAAATTCTTTCATCGCGTGGAACGCTTTCACATACTGCGCCGTGAACAACGTACCCGCCGCGCCCGTCTGCTTGTTGGCTACCATCTCGCAGCCCATCTGCGTAAGGTAATAGCACGGCAATTCGCGCCCCGTGCTGTCCGTGTACGTCGCCGGAATAAAGAAGTCACTCGGCGCAAAATTGCGCCCAGTAAGATGGGCTTGCATCGTGCGAATCTGCCGCATTACGTCCTTGTGGCGCTTGCCGATCAAAGCGGCAACGTCCCGGCTGTTTGTCACGATCTGACCCCGGTACTCGAATACCGGAAGCGTGGACAGGTGAATCATGTCTTGCTTTTCGGGCATAGAATAAGCCCCCTTTCAAATAGTTCTTGACCTTTGAAAGAGGGCATAGTAAAATGATTTATGCCCTCTTCCGCAAGGTTGAGAGTTGCTGTTCCCCGTGCTGTCGCTCCGCCAAGATTGCCAGCATGGGGAATTTTATTTTTCTTCGCTGATTTCTTCGTCGATCTTCCGACTTAGCCATTCTTTTTTTGTTTCGCCGGTTTCGTTAAGCCGAGTTTCTAAGGTTTCCATTTTCTCCCGCTCAACTTCGACGGAAAACATTTTGTATTTGGCTCGCCGTTCTTTGAAGTATTCAGCCCTACTCTCTGGTGACAAAGTTTCGCCTCCTTTCTGTTTCATGCAACAGTATACATTGTTTCGTGCAACAAGTCAATACCCCGTGCGAGAAAATTTTTACTGAGCGCAAATTTGCGCCGAGTGCCGCCCGCGCATTATTAGCCGACGCAAAACAGCGTCCGCTTTGAGCAAAAAAGAGAGCGGGGAAAATCCCCGCTTGCTTTTCTCTGCTATCCTGCATATAATGTTTTTATCCCACGGCATAATAAAAAATGGAGGCTGAAAGAAAATGAAAAAAGTGATCTCGTTTTTCCTTGCTCTCTCGCTTGTCCTTGTGCTGTGCGCTTGCGGCGGTTCGTCCGGGCCAGACCCGAAAGACTACACGCCGGAGGATATTATAAACGGTCTTTCCTCTGCCGGGTGTTCTGTCGGGGATATAACGGCATACACCGCAGAAACCGACCCAAACCAGAAATTAGGCCGTCCGAATGAATACACGGGAAAAGCAGATTTTGAAATTCCCGGTATTGAGACGATCAACACGGCAACGGTTGAAACGTTCGCCAACAAAGCGGATTGTAAATCCCGGTATGATTATCTGAATCAGTTTACCGGCGCAGATTTGGGCGCTTTCGGTCTGAATCAGTATATGTACAAGTCGGATTATGCTATTCTCCGCATTCCGTATGAAGTAACGCCGGAAGATGCCGGAACGTATGAAACGGCTTTTCATTCTTTTGTAGGTTCGTGACTTTTCCCCCCGCTTGCGGGAGAAAGAAACCGGCTTATCAGCATAGGAACATTCTCTAATATGAAGAAAAGAGCGGGATTTAATTCCCGCTCTTTCTTATTCCCCAATCTGCCGCCGTTCCCCATAAGCGGGGAAAGCACTTTCAATGTTATTTTATCGCCTTTGCAATGGCTCTTTCCGCGACCTCTGCCCATTTATCGCCGTTCTTTGCCTCCGATGCTTCCATCCAGTGGGATTGCGCTTGCGGATGCATATCCGTTGTGAAAACAAGATTCTTGTCCGTGGCGTGGAGTATTGCGCCCTTGCGGTGTCTCCATCCTTTCCCCTCATAGAAAACGGCGTGTCGGTTGTCCTGATCTACCATAACTTTGCCGTAATAGAGATATTGCGCCTGATCTCCGGTGTATATGATCTCATTCCCGACCGTGTGAGCGAGCTTTGAGAATGTGCCGGTAAGCGCCGGAACAAAGGGGTCTGTATCTTTCAAAGCCTGTTCCGCAACGACCGTTTCAGCGTACTTTACCGCCTTTCTGAACGTCTTAGCGGGCAGGGTCTTAATGTTTACTGTCAGCTTCATAATGTCCTCCTATAATAATTCCGTCTGCATTTCCTCCGAATCTGCAAGCATAAAGGGAATAAATGCAAACATTTTTTCGCTTTCTGCTTACATTTTGCGGATTCCTGCAAACGTTATCGTTCGTTATCGTTCGTTAATGATACATTAACGTAAAGCCATGGGTTATTTGGCTTTCTTAAAAAACCGTTGGCTTTTTTGGCTTTCGCCCCCGAACGCCCCCGGACGCCCCCCAACGGCTGCGAATCGCTGCCACTCGCTGCCAATCGCAGCGAATGGGTACGAATCGCTGCTCTTCGCCCCGTTCATAAAAAGTTATTGAAATCAGCTTACTTTCCGCATATAATAGGCTTACACGGATGGGGGAATACAAATGGATATTCAATACTCCAAGAGAGCCGTAAAAGCTATATCCGGGATGGACAGGCCGACAAAGCAGCGTATACGAACGGCAATAGAGAAGATACCGGAGGGCGATATAAAGCCGTTACAAGGGTATCCAGGCTCATACCGGCTGCGTGTCGGAGATTGGCGCATCCTGTTTTCTTTCCCTGCGTCCGGTGTGCTGTTGATAGAAAAGATTGCTCCGCGCGGTGAAGTTTACAAGGGGGTGTAAAGAATGTCACCGGTAAGAGATCAGTTAAACCACATGATAGACTATCTGCCAGAGGCAGAACAGGCGCTTTTGCTTGAGATCGTCCGGCGCTTTGTTTCGGATGATGTTGCTACGCCCGACGATATAGCGGCGATCTCCGCAGCTCGCAAGGAATACGATAGCGGGGAAACCGTTTCCCATGCTTCCGTATGGGGTTAACAGAAGATTGAGCGTAAATACCGGCGTAGGGCTTCGGCTCTGCGCCGGTTTCCCTTTCCCCCGGAAATATGCGGCAATCTGCAAGCAATTGTATACAGATGCTTGCAAATGCTATCAAACGCCCGCAGATGATTTATTTATACAGAAAGAAAAAAGTGTATAAACAAGTCTTGCATTATCGCCCGGCGTGCGGTATAATATGGGCGTGTAGTAGTCGATAGATCGAGTACGGCGGGGTACCTCCTTCTTTTACCCTCCGGTGTCTTAGGATGCCGGAGGGGTTTTTTATCTATTGCATTTTCCCGGAAAGTGCGGTATACTATTTGTGCGGGTTTCGATTCCATCCAGCGTCCCCCCGGTATCAAACGATACCGGGGATTTTTAATACAAACTTTCTGGTACGAAGAAGCGGGGCAATATGCCCCGCTTTTATTTCTTGTCGAATTTTGCGAGATACTTTTGCAGCTTCGGATTGACTTCCACTTTGCTGCCCTTGACCTCTTCGACCGTTTCCGTGATCTCATCCATGAACGCAAGCATGAGATTGCACCAGACCGGCAGACCGTCCGAAAGCGCCGTAAGGTGCATTTCCCCGAAAATGGGCTTGCATACATCCTCGCCGAAAAGCCCGTTGATGATCTCGCGCATATCGGAATCCGCCTTTTCCGCGACAGGGAAAAAGTTATCCGCCGGGGCTTCCTCCGCTTCCTTGCCGAAAGCCTCCTGACGCTTTGCCAGCTCTTCACACGCTGCAAGAAACCGCTTTACAAAGCCGGTATCCATCGGGTTAAAGCGGATAACCACTTTCCCGTTGATGTTGTATTCCTGAACATTCGATACAGAGATATTTTTCATTTTTTTTCCTCCTGAAAATTATTTGCCGCGTCCGCGGTTTCTCTCTTCGGTGTAGGTGTAAACGCTTTCGCCAACTTTGCGCCGGTCAAGCTCTACCGTCGTGTGTACCTCTATCGGCTGCTTATTGCCTGTTAAACGGTCGAGAAGCGCGTCCAGCTTGCTTTCAAGCTCCGGGGATATGCCATAACCGCCAGAACCGGAAAACGCATTCGGCGGCACTACGCCGCCCATAGCAACGGCGGGCATACGAAAGCCGCCCATGTTGGCGAGCTGTTCCCCGATAGAAAAGCGGTTTGCCTCCGCGATCAAGCCGGAAGAGATAGACCGCATCTGTGCCGTTAATCCGCTCTCGGAATCGCCTAAGCCCTCTTCAATGCCCGCGCCGATGTTCTCGCCGATCTGCTCCCGGAAAACCTTAGACGGGGAGTGAATGCCGAGAATGTTCTTTGCGCTCTGTAAAAGGTTTCTGCACATCTGCTGGATTGCGCCCGTGAGCCATTGCCACGCACGATTCAGACCGTCGATAATGCCGTTAACGATGTTTGTACCAATGTCCGACCAGTTGATGTTTCGTGCCGTGTCAATAAGGCTGCGCAGCTTGTCCGTGATTCTCTGTTTAAGCTGCCCGAACGCCTGTATAACGTTATTGATCTTGTTTAAAACGCCCTGCTTCAATCCGGCCATGATGTTACCGCCGATCTCTGCCATAACCGTAGACGGGGAATGAATACCGAAACCATCCTTAAAGCCGTCGATAAACGGTTTAATGATGTTATTCCAAAGCCAAAGACCGATATTTTTTACACCGTTCCAGAGACCTTGCAGCAGACCGAGAAAAACAAATTCCCCATCCTGCATAGCGTTTTCGTTCCACCAATTAACGACTTCTTGCCATGCCGAGCTTATGACACCCCAGAGAAGCAAGCCGAGACCGGCACACGCCGCGCCGAAAACCTCAACAATCGAGGACACAATACCCGCCCAGTCGATATTCTGGATAATATCAACCGTTGCATTCCATATCGTTTGACCGAGAGAAAGCCAATCAATAGAACGTATTGCATCCGTAAGCCCGTTAAGCAGACCAACGGCGAATTGAGACAGCGCCGACATAGCCGCGCCCCAATCGAAATTCTGAATAAATCCGACTAAGCCATGCAGGATAATTCGGAATTTTGCCGTAAACAGAATACCAAGATTCCGCCAATCTACGGAGGAAATAACGTTGCTAAGGAACGTAGCAATATTCCCAGCAAGCCCCATCCAATCAAACGTTGTCAGAGCTACCGCAAGGAATGTCAAAGCCCCATCCAGATACCCGCCGAGCTGCGAGCCGATACCCGCCCAATCCACGGACGCGATCATATCATTTAGCTTTCCGGTAAGCAGGGACGCCGCTTTCGACCATTCCCCGGCCTTGATAGCCGCCGCGATCTTTGCCGGGAGGCTTTCAGCGTCCACGGCGGTTTCTTCAAACGCTGTCGCGCCGCTTCCTCCGCCTCCACCGCCGCCGCTGTCCGTGTCCTGCGCCACGGTAAGGGTATCAATACCCATGAGCTGCTTTTTTGCTTCCTTAGCGTTTCCAGCCGCCCCGCCGAGATTGTCCGAGAGCTGCCCGGTACTTGCTACCGCCTTTTTGAATGAGCCGCGACCGGTAAGCACCGCCATAAACTGCGCTACGGCCTGCGCTGCCGTGTTGAGCATAGCAATGAGCCTTTGCAGTATGGGCGCTACCGCGTTAAGGACAGGCGCGAACGCCGCGCCCCAAGAGGCTTTCAGCCCCGTAAGGGAAGATTTCAGCGCGTTTATATTTCCCTGCGTTTCTTTGTCGCTCTTCGCAAACTCGGATACCGCTTGCGTGACATACTGCCGCATCTTGCTTACAAGAGCCGTCACGGTACGAAGTCCGACGCCGAACAGCAAGGCGCTTTTCAGTCCTTTCTTGAACATATCGGAAAAGCCGTCTTTCATTTGGCTGCTTTTCGCGGCTATTGCCTCTTTCGCACGACCGGCAACGGCACCGATACCGCCGAAAATCCTTTGACCGGATACGACCTTTGAAAGAATACCCTGCCGCTTCTGCAAGCGTTGCAGCGCGGAGGTATTAACATCTACCGACCGCGCCGCATCGTCATAGTTTTTTTGAAGCTCTGAAACGGTGTTCTTCTGCTGCTCCAAAATCGCCTCTTGTTCGGCAAGCTGCTTTTTGATATTTTCCTGTTCTACAAAATCAACGGCGCGTATTTTCCCCTGCCCGTTGGTCTTTGCCTCGCTCGCTGCAAGCTGTTCTTTCAGTTTTGCCACGCTCGCCGCCGTCTCTTCGGCTTTCTGCTTTGCTTCGTCGAGCTGCGGGGCAAGGTTTATTTTCGCTTGCGCCGCATCGTTGATCTTGCTTTTCAGATTATCAATAGCGCGATTCAGCGCGGCAAGCTCCCGCGCCGCCTTGCTATCGTCTATACCGACCTTAAACCGAATATCTTTCAATCTGTTTCACCACCTTTCACCCGTAAGGGCTTATTTGCGCCGGAATGCATACACGATAGAGTACGCAAGCAGCACCGCAAATTCACAAGCGAGCGTTGCAATAACGCCGCCCCAAAATGCCGGAAATGTAACCATGTTTTTTTCACTCTCCTATCTTCCAATGTTCGTATACCGTGCGGTACAGTAGACCTCTAATGCGCCCGCACGTCTGCGCCATACGGTACGAACGTCTATATCAAGCTCATCCATAAGGACATCCGCGCCGCGTTTCAGCTTATCTACATACAGCACAACAAGAATGCGTTGATCGTCCTTGTCGAGACTATCAAGCGCCCGGTATGCAAGCCGTACTTTGCCCTCAAAATAACGTAAATCAGCCTTTAGCCGGTCTATCCGGTCGAGAGCTGATACAAGCCATTCTTCGCGCTTGTTCCCGCCGCCCTGTACCGGTGTCGAGCCGGTCGTTGAGCTTTTGATAGACGTTAACCGTGCCTGTTCCTCTGCGATCTCGTCCGGTATCTCGGCTATGCGCCGTTCGTAATACCGGAGTTTGGAAAGATCGTCTTTGCATAGGGCTTCCATAAATTCATTCATTGCGCATACCTCCGAAAATTACCGTCTAACAAGCCGTAGCATTTACCGGCTTCCAGAATAAAATCATTGTGCCAGCGTTTGGCCGTCTGGTACGATACGAAAAGCGCCATAGCCGCGCCCTCTAATGAGTGGCTTTGCTTAAAGAAAACCATTTCAATAAGGGCTTGCCGTTCCGCTCCGTTTTTGAGCTTTCCGGTGTTCTCTATGGCTCGCCGTACCGCGTCATGCTCTACGGCTTCAATGCCCGTCAGCTCGCGCAGCGCCGCCGCCTCTGCCGTTCTGGACACTCCGCCGCCTCCGGCTGCAAAACTGTAATTCGGGGTTATGCTCTGATTCTTCATCGTTTGGAGCTTGTCGCAAAGCTCCGGGTATGCTCTAATTGCGGATTTCATGTAACCCCACCAGCGAAAGCGGGGCTTACTCATGGGTCAATGCCCTTTCACCATTTCGATTTGTGCGCCGGTACATGAAAGTTTCTTACTTCCACCGTGAAAAGCTCTGCGCCCTGTTCGGCGGCGCTGCGTAAATCCTTGTCGATCTCCCGCGCACACCCTAAAAGGTTTTCGAGCTTCCCGGCGGCTTTCTCCGGGATGGTTGCCCCGCAATGGGGACACCTTGCCGCCATACCGTCATAGAGCGTTGACGCCGCCCCGCAGTTATGGCACTTGATCGTTACATAGCACATTGTTTCACCCCCTAATCATTCAAGCGGTCTCGCCGGTGTCGGCCTGTTGTCTATTCCGGCTTCCCCCGCGTAATTCCATATAACCGGCGTAAGGCTGTACGCTACGGCGTCTATGGCGTGGTTGTTCGCGTCGGGCAGTTCTCCGGTAATATTGCCGTCCTTGTCCGTCATGTATTCGTACTCCGTAAACTCTCTATAGGCGTTCGGAGTGCGTGCCGGGTCAATGATGATCTTACGGTGTTGGAGCCAATTTATACGGTATCGCACGGCGTCCGGGCGCTTGTATGTCTCTCTCGCATCTATGCCGTTTGCGCGTAGATCAACTATGCTCTTCGGCTCTGCGCTGTCGCAATAAGCCACCATTGCGCCATCAGTAAACGGCATAACCATAGACCATGCTTTATACTTTCCCCGCATAAGCTCCGCAAGCTCTGAATTACGCAAGCGCCGCTTGTATATCTCATCCAGCAAATAAAGCTCTTCCGTCTTTCGGTTATAGCTCACGCGGATATAACAAGCGGGGTCTATCGTAAAGCCAAAATCAACACCGTCATAGAAGTATCCCATTCCGGCGATCTCTTCATCTGTGATCGTCCGTACTGTGACATTGGGGAATACCTCGCCGCCTGCGCCTATCGGCTCGCCCATGTATTCATGTCGGTATGCGTCAAGGTTAACGGCTTTCAGGTGTTCGGCTTCCTCTATGAACGCCTCGCCGAGCCATTCCGGGGGCATCATTGTATAGTCTGTGCGCACGGTCAAGGCTCGATCATCCGGCACGTTTACAAGCCGATTCATCCAGTTGTTAAGGCTTATCGGCGGG